CGCGCATAATTCATTCACCTCATTAGAACCCTTGTTCACCTTTCCGAAAACTTCAGCGTATGAATCTTGAAGCGCTGCTTCCATTTTATTTAATCTTCTGTTCTCTTGGTGGATCTGTTTCGTTGTCATGTCCGTATTATGCACTCGTTCCGCTTTTCCGCAAGAACAATCTTCATTTATTTTCATTATTTTTTCAGATCGGGCGAAAAAGCAAAGCAAACGCCCGTTCCCTCGCCTCGTGCGTCGCGCTCAAGTTGCACAAGGAACCCATCGGAAACAAGCAGTTCTAGGCAATTATCAATAGCCGATTTACGTTGCGAGGCCGCAAGTTGTCGGAACGCGTAAAGGTAGCATGCAACTTTCGTGATCATCCCACGACTGAGCATATTGGCCTCAAGCATTGCGGCTCCCGCCCCATTAGTCCAAGGCGGGCAATTACCGCCACCCGCCTCAATGTGCTTGATTATGGTTTCCTTGAGTTTCTTGATCTGCTTTGCGCTCTCGCCTCCGCCGACCTCCCCCTTGTCGATTGAGTCGGCAAGCATACGAGATTGGTGGCAAACCCATTTGTAAGCCCATTTTATTTCACGTAAGCCGATAATAGGGCATGAAGGAGCGTCCACGATTGCCAATAAGCAGGCAACTTTTTTCGCTTTAAGCACTGTCCTTGACCATGCCGCGCCGCGCTCAGCACCTTCAGACTTCATTTTGACGTTTACCTTGTCGTCTTCGCCGTCAATATATGCCATTGAATCAGGGTGAAATAAAACTTGCATTGGTTGGGGTCGCGTGGTGCAGGCGCGCTCCTCTCCGGCAACAAGCCCCATCACTTCAAGCGTGTCTTCCCCAACTCCAAAATTTGTTGTATATTCGCACAATTCCAGAACCTTGCGAGATAATAACGAGAGCGAGGAAATCACGCTGTCGGGAATAATCATCCTTCCATCGTCCCCAACGTATTTATATTGAGCAAGCTTTTCCTCGCATTCGCGCGCATACTTAGTTTGCCCGCTCTGCTCGTAGAATTTGCGGTTGTTCTGAAGGGTCTTCACATCGCGTAGAGTCGTGTTCACCTTCCGTTCCTCGCTTCCGCGCTCAATAAGTAGCAGGCGGGAGACAAAACCGCCCGTGAGAGCGTCCGTATCAAGGTTATCAAAAAGCACCTCTTTAGTGCCTTCGCCTACAAGAGTCACACAAGGCGCGTGTATTGGCGGCGCATGGTTCTCTTTGTTGGCGCGTGGTGGGGGAAACTTGATGAACTCCGCATTACTCTGAGAATATAACTCAAGGATTTCATCGGTAATTTCCTTCTGCTTACTTGTCTCGTTCTTGTTCGCCTTGGCTAAATACTTGTCCATTTCCGACTTTAGAAAGGTGACTGAGCCAATCCCACGATCTGCAAGAGCTGTTGTGACGCCCTCTTTCGATGCCGGCATTGTCTGACATAGGCGGGAAAGGAATCGCATATTGGTATTTTTATCCACCGCCCCCAGAACTCTTGTGATGTCTTTCGTGATGTTGTCTTTACCAGATCCCGATCCGCCTATTGCAATCATGTAAATATTTGGCGACTGACCTTGATCGAAGTAATACGAGCGGGAAGCAATCGTAGAGATTACCCCAAGAGCGCTTGCAATGGCAAATTGATCATCGGGGTATAGAGCGCCGTCGAGAAAGTGACGCGCAAGGGCACCCGTTACGCCGTGGGGAAGTCCTTCGTTTTGACTGGCCACGGCCTCGAAAAAAGCCGAGTCATCAATCTTTGCTTTGTCCACGGCCTGCGCGGTTTCCTCCATCTTAAAGTTAAAATACTGCTTTGCCTCCTCGGAAGTGCTTGACTCTTGCTCATCGCGCGGTTGCCAATCAAATTGATCACGCTGAACACGCAACGCGCTTGCAACGTTTTGCGCGAGAAACCATTTCTTGCCCTTTTTTCGTACCGAGTCGCGGGCGCAAGGAGACTCATTCCAAAGGTTGTAGATAACTTCAGGGTCACGAGTGAAGAAGGCTAGATACATGCATAATTCACCATCAAGTTCGCTACCTGTGTTGCCTTTCGAACTCTGCCCATCATATGCCGCTTTAGTCTTGAAAAAACATGGGCGCTCAATTATATCGAGGATTTCCTGCTCAGTGGCTTGGTGGTCGCCCGTGACGGCCAACTCCGGCCGCTCGACAACCTCAACAGGGAAAGTGCTGGCATAGAACGAAGCAAGCGCTTCCTGCCTGTCCTGCGGGTCACACGGCGCGCCTTCAAGCTTGTCACCCGTAACAATCAAGTACCGCCCGTTTTCATAGATCTCTACATTACCAGTACGGCAACGATCACCGCACGCCGCAAGAGAGCCTTTAATGAATATGTGGTAGCCCTTGCCTGAGTTGCTTACTTCAGTGTAACTATCAAATTTCGCGATTGTCTCCATTGCGAAAGCTTGAAAGGTTTCTTGCTCCGCGTCCGTCGCGTTCTTGGGGGCGTCAAGATCAATCACAACGTAGGGGTCTTGATCGGATAGCATGAAGCCGTATCGCGCGGGGTTATGCTGTACGAGTTCCGACGCGTCTTGCCATGTACTGACATCAGTTGAGCCGGCGGGCTTCGTGGCGCTCATCATGGGGCGCTTGTTTAGGGTGCCGTCATTATCAAGGAACGAGCAAGCCCACGCGCGGCGTGTTGCCATCTCTGAAGGAATTTTGTTTGGTTCTGTTTTCATTTTGTTTTGTGTTTTAGTGGGGATAACCTTGGGCATGTAACATTTCAATAGTCCTTTTTAAGCGCTCAATCTCATTGAGTAGGTCTTGATTCAGATCTTTATTTATTTCCTCTCGGTTATGAAGGTAAATCTCTTGCCTTATTTCTTTAAAATCGCGCTCGCTAGATCCGCTTTTAGTTTTATAGTCTTTAAGTCCGTTAAGTATGGAATTTCTGTAATTTGACCAACTGTCACTTTCAACGTGTGTCATTACGTCCACATATAATTCACCTAGAGCCTCGTCCATTAAGCTCTTTAGCCTAGGCTTGAAGCTATCCATTATAGCCTGCGCTTCTTTTTCTCCATGCTCCGTAAGAGTTGGATACATTGTTGGTTCTGTTTTCATATTCACCCACTAAAGCCGCGCATTTCTGCGCGGCTGATTTTTGGGGTTATTAAGAGTTATAATTTCATTGGCTCGACGATTGCCGTAACACCATTAAGCACGATCCCACAACCAAGTAAAGGTTTTTTATTGTATTTCTTTCCATAGTCCTGTGCGAGCGCCGACGAGTCACAGCCAGAACCTACTTGCATACCGAAAAGGCGCGCGCGATTATTGGCGAAATAGTTCACAGCCATTTGTGCATGCAAGTGACCTTGAACAACGCTCTTGTGTTCTTCTTGAGCGTTGAGGAAAGCGCCGTTTATTTGACCGCTTCGCCCCCTGTCGCCGTGCTGATATAGAACGCCGTCAATTTCCTTTTGCCCGTAGCGGTCAATCACTTCCCACTCGTCCACGCCCCACAAAGAAGCATAGTCGCGCATCACCTCGGAAGGTAAGCCGATGTCCGACGCACGACGCGACGGAAGACAATCGTGGTTTCCGATCAGCCAAGTAGCTTTTGGAAATGCTTTATAGAGCCGCTGAACCTGCTTTTTAGCCGCGTGAAACTCGCGCCGACTGTCCATCAAGCTAGGGTCTTTTGGGTGGTACGAGATTGCGCACCAGTCCACAAGGTCACCAATGTGAACAACCTTATTGCATTTATATTTTTTGTAGGTTTTTTTGAGAAAAGGGACGTAATCCTTTCGCATACAAGGCGCGTGTGTATCTCCAATTATTAGTACGTTTGACATGTTATTTATGGGGTTTCAATTTTAGTCTGGAATTGGCAGAGATTTAGCCGTTAAAACTTTGCCGCAACCATCGCCCTCACCATCGACCGAATGGACGTAATAATTGTCTGGCGCTTTAAATCCTAGCATTTCTTTGGGTAGAAGATTATAACCGGCATAGTCGTGTTCGGTCACGCTGTCGAAATGCTCGCTCATTGGCTCGTGCGCGTGCATGTTGTACGCAATATCAGCGTCGCGCATTTCCTCAAGTATTAACTCAGCCTGAGCGAGTAATCTCCAAACGGCGGCGACAATATGAGGTTGACCAGATCCGACTTCAAGAATTTCACCTGTTTGCTCGCATACAATATCAACATCAATCTCGCGCGGGGTCATCATGTGACGGGTTGCGCAATCAAGATGGTCGGCGGACTTCTCGCGAGACCAATGGAGAGGTTGCCCCGGGTTATGCTTTTCGTTTCCTTTGTAGGATTGGTGAGCCACGGCCGCAATTGCAAGCGGGAAGTAATTCAGCACGCCGCTGAAAATTGGCGTTTCTTTTCGTTCTTTGGATGTTTTCATGTTATTTGTTTTAGTTTTGTTTACGTAAGCCTATTGCCATCATGGACAAGTCACCTTTAGAGAAAAAGCATGGCTCCCCATACTCGAGAAAGCCACGATCCGCAAGAGTGATCACCCGCGAAATGCGAGAATAAGAAAAAGCGCCCTCGCCAATATCGTCTTGGATTTCGCCCGAATACTGAGCGAGATCAAGATTGAGGCTTGTTGATAGGGTGCCGTTTCCGAAAAATACGGAGCCTGTCTCATCCTCTAAGAAGAGAGAGCCGGCAGTCCTTAGTGCTGCCTTCGTCTCGTCTTTGATCTCGACTTGTGATGCGTAATCGTACGCTGAAAATACGCGTGCAAGATCAGGGTATTTGATTGCCGATAGCTTGGCCGTTACTGTCCCGCCGTCCTCCGTCACAATCTCAATTACTGTCCCGTTGTGGCGAATTGATGCCGCGTCAAGCTTAAGCAAGGGGGCAAGCGTCTTAGTCTCAATAGTGAGAGATAAAGACTTGTCCCCCACAGGATAACGCCCGCCAATATAGCCATTAGTTCCATACGCGAACCCATCCGTGATATTCACGCAAACAGTGAAAGGCCTCTGAGGGTTAACGCCGCAAAACGCGCCGACATGGGCAAGAGCGTCAAGCGCGCTTGTGGGTATATCTATATAGTCCCCATTTCTCGGCAGTTCCTCCGGCATGTCAGTAAGCACTGTCGGCACGCGCACGCGCCGACCTTCCGCGCTAATGATTAGTGCCTTATCTGTAACCTCAATTTTTGGCTCCTCCATGCAAGACACGGCGGAAAGGACTGGAGTAATCATAAATTGACAATCAGCCATATCGAGCGGTATTGATGCGCTTGTTGTCCCGTCGTATGTACGGGCAATCCCGTCTCGCACGCTTACGAGCTGAGCGCTTGCCCCGAATGCGCGCGACGCGGTTCCTAATTTTAGTATTTCTAGTTGTTTTTTCATGGTTTATTTGGTGTAAGTTTTTGCGAACGCACGCGCCCTGTGTGACATTGAGAAAGTTCTTACCCCAAGCTTCGCCGCGCGCTCGTTGCTGATGTAGGCGATGCGTCCATTCTTCACAGCGAAACAATAACCCCTTTTAGCGATTGCCGTGTAGACGCGTATCGAATCGGAACCCTTTCCGATCCTCTGAGTTCTCGCCACTGGCATTCCCGCCTTCGTTGCGTTGGTGATTGCCTCGCCTTTCATTCGTGACGACGCCGGAGCGTCTTCGATTAAGCCGCAAACGATTACGGCAATTAGGAGGGTTATGGCTGGATGTATTTTAATGTATTTCATGGTTTGTTTTTATTTTAATTTTGCTTCAAGAGCTACTATCGCCGCTTCGATTGCTTCGATTTCCTTTTCGATCTGCTTCACTTGGCTTTTCTTCGTCTTCGTTGTCATGTCCGTATTATGCACCCGTTCCGCTTTCCCACAAGAACAATCGTATTTATTTTTAAAATGGGTCATCGTCACGCGCAGGTTCTCCCCATTCGTAATCTTTAATTTCTGCGTATTTTCCCGAATCGTCAATGAAAAGAGCGCTCGGAGTCTTAAAAGATGATTGGTATTCAACGCAATCGGCAATCGTGGTAGGAAGTCGATCAGCCCACGGAAGGCGCTTTTTAATCCATTCTTGCGCCTTGCTTTGGGCATAAGCGCTAGTCGCCTCAACGCTAACCCACTCGTTAAAAAATGTCATGCCACACCTATAAGACACTTTGAGCGAGTCCTGCTTACCCTTCTTCGTGTGCCTCGTAAACGTCACCGCGTCCACCGCGTGACGCGTTGGCTGGACAGTAACCAAGCCCCGCACAAGCTCGCCGCTGCCGGCCTCCATCTCAAGAGAACAACCTTTAGGGAACTCATATTGACAATGCGGGCACTCGCGCGCGCTTGCATGTATCATTGCCTCACATTCTGGACATTCCTTGACGGGTGCAACGCCTCCGCCAGCCATGCCCTTAGCGCGTGGAATAACGGGGTCATTGATGCAGCCGAGCCGCTTTGTGTTGCCAGCGAAGTCAAGCACAAGGCAATTAAGCTTGTCTGGATGCACGCGGCAGCCGCGGCCAAGGATCTGAACCCACAGAGCCGCCGATTGTGTCAGGCGTAGAACTGCGATCATATCAAGTGCGGGAAAATCGAAGCCTGTAGTAAGTACCCCCATGTTCACGAGCGCAGGCACGTTGCCCGACGTGAAGTCTGCTATGTTCCTGTCTCGATCCTTCGACGGCATTTTTGAATGCACTTGCACGCACTCAATACCATGTTGCGCCAACTCGCGCACGATCTCGCCGCAGTGGTCAACACTCTGTGCAAAAACCATTAGATGCTTACGCGCCTTGAACTCTTCCGCGATTGTCACGCACGCATGGCGAGTCACTTCCTCGTTGTTCATCGCGGCATCCGCGTCAGCATGCACGAACTCGTTACCGCGCGTCCGTATTTTCGAGACATCGATACCGAGAGAGCGCCCCGCATCGCGCGGTACGAGTGGCGATAAAAACCCGTCATGAATCATGCGGTTAAATCTTTGCATTGTGCATCCATTATATGCGATGTGCCCGAATATGCCGCCCGTGAGAATTGACCCCATATTTAGTCTAAAGGGTGTTGCCGTCAATCCGACGACCTTCAGACTTGGGTTCACCTCGCGCAAAGCATGAATAAAACTTATGTATTGCGAATTGTCCTTGTCTCCAATTAGATGACATTCGTCCACAATCAGAATGTTGACGAATCCGAAAAGCTCAGGCTTCTTAGCCACTGACCCAATGCCGCCAAAAGTGATTTGAAAATTTGACTGCTTGAGCTTTAAGCCTGCCGAGTATATACCAGCGGGCGAACGCGGCCAGAACTTTTTCATGCTCTTGTGATTCTGTTTGATTAGCTCCTTAACGTGCGTGAGTACCATGATACGCGCGCTTGGCACTCGCTCTATGACCTCCTTCGTGAACTGACACAGAGTAAAGCTCTTGCCCGATCCCGTAGGTAGGCAGATAAGCGCGTTTTCCTGCCCGCCCTGCTCAAAGTAGTAACTCAAGGTATGGTCAACGCTCTCTTGCTGATACCATCGTGGCGCGTAACTCATAGGAACATCCGCAAGATTGCGGGGGTTAATTCTTGAAATAAATACAATGAGATAATGAATATTGATATTTTACTGGATCGACTCATAGCTTTAGGGTCTCCCGTTTTTCCGCGAAAAACAGCGCGCCGTTTAAACATTTATAGCCGTAATAATAGCCATCTTCAAACAATACCACATTCACGGACTTACTCGTTTTTAAATATCCGCGATGCGTATAACCTATTTCCTGCCCTTTGTGTTTTCCTGTGAGTATTTTCATGATTTCGCAACCTCCTTTAAGTAGTCAAGAACATCTTGCCCGCGCTCGCGTCGCATCCATAAGAGGCGCGCCTGCTCCACCATCATATCCTTTGCGGTTTTCCATTCTTTCTCCCCATCCCAGCACTCAAATTCAAACTCCCCTTCAGGGTAATAAGCCTCGTAAGCTTTGAGGACGACAATCATTGCTTCCCTTTCCGTGGTCGCGCCGCAAAGCATTAATACGGCTTTTACCGCGCCGATTCGTGGTATTGCCGGTATGCCGTCCGCCATATCGCCAACGAGTAATTGGTGCCAGAAAAATGACGTTCCGTTTCCATTGATTTTTGCGGCCGTTTTGGATCGGTCAAGATACGTGTGACCATACCCCCACGGATGGGCTTCAACCTTTCCCGTGTCGTTGTTTAGATGCAAACCCCCAACCATTTTTAGATCCTTGTCAATTGACCAAAGCACGGGTTCAACGCCGCTCTCGTGGCTCCGCATCGCTTGACAAAGAGAATCGTCGGCCTCTTGGTCATATTGCGGATGCGGGCTGGTCGTGGGTGTCCACATTGTCGCCATATAGTCGCGTAAGAGCGTGACACGCGCGCGCAGGCCATCATCTTTCTTCCTGTGCCCTTGATACTCTTTGACGCGCGCGATCTCGTGACGCCCGCCCTTGGTGCCAAGAGTGAGGTGCAACACGATCACTTCAGCTTTCGCCAAGTTGCGCAAGTCCTCAATCCTAATTTTGAGATCGTCTATTGATTCTTCGGGTGTCTCGGAGTCCCAAGAGTGGCCGCTTTGATAGGCGAGGAAATCCGCGTCACAATGTAACACGCGCCCCGCGATTGTCTCGACGGGTAAAGCGGGCGGCGCGTTGCCGCTAAGTAGGTTTAAAAATGGTTCTTCGTTCATGGTTTTAGTTTGATTGTTTGCAATTTTCGGTTCGTTGGCCTCTCAAATCCTTTTGGTTGGATGTATTTAACCCATCCCACTGATTCCATTAAAAGTTCGTACTTGTGGCACTTGTGACAATACCTAAAATCGGGTTTCAGTTGTTCAAAAGAGTGGTGACAAAGCGGCCTACTAATTATAGCGTCACCTATGCTTATAATCCTCGCTAGTTTGTTGTTAGATTGTTTCATGGTTTTAGTTTGGTTTGTTCACCCAAAAAGCGCGCCCGATTTAACGAGCGCGCTGAAGGTAATCCACGGGCTAGAATGGGATGTTGTCGCCCTGTTGCGGTGCGCCGAACGGGTTATTCTGCGCGGGCTGCTGCTGTTGAGCTGGCGCGCCTTGATAGTTGTTTGGCGCGCTGTAGTGCGGTTGCGCTTGTACTTGCGGCTGCGCTTGTGCTTGTGGTTGTGGTGCGCCCTGCGCTACGTGTTGCGGGTGCATCTCATAACTTTTAATTGCGTTCGGAAAGTCAGGATTCTTTGCGCTGACATCCTTGATAATCGCGATCAAAGGGAGGCCGAGAAGCTGCGATGGATGATTGATGCCGGACAAGCCGAGAGCCTTACAGAGCTTAGCTTGTGTTTGACGTGCCCACTTCACCGAGTCGGCATGGTTGGCATTTTCGAGGGTGATCATCTCGTCCACTTCTTCGCCGATAAACTCGCCATCAATCACAACGCCGAACAACTTTAGACCTTTCCAGCCCTTGTTATTGTCTAGAAATTCGTGCTTTGTGAAACGTAGGTTTACTTGGGTTCCGTCGGGAATTAGCTTTTTTGCGAAATCCTCTTGAAAATCGTCTTCTTGCGGAATGAAGTTAATGTTTGACATGGTATTATTTTGTTTTTTGTTTGTTTTTGTTTACTTGGTTTGTCCCACCACTGTTATAGTGGCGGGGAGAGTTTTTGTTGTGAAAAATGGTTTAAGCGATTCCTTGAGATTGTCGCTTAAGGCGTCGTAGTGCGGTTGCGAGATTGTGAGTCGATCACTTGATAAAACGCCGTCTTTTATTAAGTAGTCTATTTGAGCGCGCGACATTGACAGAGTCGCGCCTGTCTGCCACACGATAGCGCGAGGCTTTTCGCATGTCAATACTAAATCGCCAAATTTCAACGATTGAAAAACTTCGTCGCTATCGGCGAACAACTCAGAAGCGATCTTGTCTTGCAAGTCGGGAAGTTGTGCCTTCGCCTCGGCCATGTAAGTCTGAAGCTCAACGAGAGTCTTCAAGTTCTTCTTTGTTTCTGTGGTCAGTGTTGCTTGCATGTCCGAATAAAACCACACTTTCGGAAATCATGCAAGCTTTTTCTGCTAATTGTTTTTAACAGTGCTAGATTTACCCGCCGTGAAGTTAATATAGCGCTCTAGGCTTGAGATCCTTTCGGACATGCGCGCGCGGTCTTCTATGCACTCGATATTCTTATCCCTCAACTCTTCCACGGAGTTTTTCAGATCTAAACCGAACCCGCCAACGATACCGCCAAGCAGGGTTATGACACTGACCAGAGTGGCAATAACTTTTTTCATAAATGCTTTGTCTTGTGCGCCCATATCATTAAGAGTTGTGAAAGTTTAAGGCTCCTACTAGGTAGTTCCATGCAAGGCGCTTGATGTTTTTAGGGTCACTGAATACAGTCATTTCGTGTTTATTACTACCAAAGAACGGTTCAAGTATTAGAGCGGGGCAAGGCGTCTTGTAGACGTAATAACCACCGCGGCCAGAATAAGCTTTTTCTTTATTTGCTGATCTATACCAGAGAGAGCGCGCGCCGCTCTTGCCGCGCATGGGGACGTCTAAATCCTGCATCATAAAATCGAGAGATCCAGCCATGCAACGCGCCGCGTGTTTAGATCTACGTGACCCCCAAAAATAAAGGATCTCACAACCGCGCGCGCTTGGGCTTGCCGCGTTAAAATGTAACTCTAAGCATAAATCAGCTTGAAATTTCTTGATTGCTTTAGCTGTCTTACGCACGCCCGCGCCGTAACCTAGCGAGGGGTCCCTGTGTGTAACAAGTAAGTTGATGCCCATTTTAGGCGCGAGAAGAATCATTTGCTCAACGACGCGAGTGTTAAAATAATGCTCCTTATAACCACCAAATCCTACCGCGCCCGTGCCTTTCGTGTGGCCTGCTTGTATTGCTAGTTTCATAATTATCCTTTGTAATGTTTACGACCGAACGCGCGCACCGCGCGATATAAAATATTAGATTTGCCGCGCGAGATACCGCCTTGAACGAGTAGATTGTAAAAAACTAGATCGGCTTGAGCTTTGGACACGCAGCCCGAACGGTAAGCCTTATCGTGTACGCACGCCGCAACGATCAAGCGAGGATCGAAGCGCGACAAGCCGAGAGTGTTTAAGGTGAAATTGGGACCGCTTGCCCCATCGAAAATAAACCCTTTTTCCACGTACACGCCGCCCGCATGAAAAGCGCGGTCGGCTTTGTAGTTTTTACCGCTCGGTGAAAAGCTCGGCTTAGCGATTGATCCAATCATTGAGATTTAGTTTCCTTGTTGAAATTCTAGGATTAAACTTGCCGTCTATTGTCTCACTGATAACTATTCCTGAGCTTGTTTGGTACTCAATGACCATGCCACACGATGTGAGAACCAGAACCACAAAAGCGAGCAAGGCAAGCATAATGGCCTGTATTGCTCGTTTTAGGGTTTTTAAAGCTTTAATCATTACCTACTAGATAGTTTCAAGCGGTGCTTATTATGGCGTCTCCGTGTAAAAGAACAATCCATTTTCAAAAGTTATTTCAGGGTTTCCAATTTCAAGCGGCACTCTTTTTGTGTAGCGACTGTCTGCCAGCTCGTCTAACGTTGCGTTGACTGCTAACCCAAGTGATGAGTTAAAACTCAGTAATGCCTCATATCTAACGACATCGGCGTTCATGTCGCTCACTAATTGCTCAGAATCAACCGCCCAGAATGCTTTGTTTTTTGCTGTCATAGTAACGGCAAGATGATTCAAGGCGCTTGCTGTTTGCGTTATCAATTCGTCTCTTTTTTCCTCGCGTTTTTCGGCGTCGGTCTTTTGTGTCGTTAGCATTTTTTTAGATTGTTATCTTGTTTTTCTATTGCGCTGCTGTAGCGGTGTTTGTGTGTTGGTGTACTGGATCGCCCTTAGCCTGTGGGTTATGGAGTGCATGCGAACGAAGCGAAAGTTACAGTTGAAGCCGCAAGAATGGTTCTTGTGGCCAAAACTGATTGATGAATCTCTATTGTGTCTCCAGCGGAAAAAAAGAAAGTCCCCCCATGTGTTGATTGATGGGCTGCTGCTGGAATAGCCCTATCATATAGCCTCTTATACTGCGAGCCGTTTTTGTAAACGTACAAAGCCCCAACGGTCGCAGATCCTGCCAAAATTAACACTCCCGCCGTGATTGCCACAAAGCCATTAAAATTTGCGGGGACTGTAAAAGTGGATGATGAAAAAGCTCCGTTAACGTCACTCTCTTCCGCATCAAATATCACCTTTGTTGCAACACCAGCAGGTAATACTTGATTGCTTCCTGACTTGTATGCCGCCGCTTTCGCCATGATTGAGCTTGTGATTACGCTATCTTCATCGGTGTAAACTTGCCCCGTGGCTTGCATTTGCCCTGTGAACGTCTTATCTCCTGCTGCGGTCTGAGCTGTGGTGAGGTCTAAAGTGTCATTTTGCAGGTCAACAATATCAGCCGCCGCCGTGGATAAGCCAACTTGTGCCGCTGTGACTGCGTGTGGGTTGGTTGTTACGTCCGCCTCGTGCGCAGCGCTCGCGTCAAGCGCTCCCTGCAAGCCCGTGACGTCTGAAATTACGTGCGTGTGACCCAACTCAGCGTACTGCTTAATCGGCGTGACACTTGGCGGCGTGTCAGGTATAACGTCTTGATTGATTGTCACCTGTGATTGGTGGACTGTCTTGCCGCGGCTGTTGTCCGTGTCAAAAAGCACAACCTCGAACAAGGCGCTTGATGTGCCCGCCCCGTTTAAAAGTTCAACAATCTCATTGGTGTTGAGGCTAAACTGACCTCTTGTTCCGTTCAATCCGGCAAGGTTAGACGCGTCAGCGCTTATTGCTGATAAGTCGCCAAGGCTAGAATCAAAAGTTACAGTGAAATCTTTAGCCGTGCCGATCACGGAAACAAGGTCTTCGCCCGTGATTAAAGGGTGATCTTCGATAGCTTCGGTGATTGATATTGAGTCAGCATCGTAGGCGATTTCGCCGGTTGCTACTGAGTCAAGCACTAGCGCGAAAGTTCCGCTCGTTGGTGTGCCCACAATGGCGAATGACTGAACCTCAGAAATACCCGTGGCATCATTGCCGTTGCGAACTTGAGTTGCTGTGATCGTTGGTTGTGCTATGTCGTCCGTGAGTTCTGCGTATGCGCTTGGGCTGGTCTCCACGCGAATCATCCAAGCCTCTTTGGTTGACCCGTCTCCCGCGCGTAGGATGTCCGCATAAATTTGAGCGCTCGGAAGTAGAGAGTTCTCGTTGCCTGCAATCGCTGTTTTCGCGCCTGTCGTGTTATACGTTACGCGCCATCCACCTTGCGAGAGAGCTGAAACACTCACCCCGCCTTCACTTGCTATTGTGGCGTCTGCATTTAAAGCTGTCTCAACTGTCGTTCCTGTCGCATTGTAAGCGATTTGAGCCGAAGAATTGATAGTAAACGAACCCGCGAAAGGTAAGCGGTCTTGCGTGCCTATTGCGACGCGAAACTCTTTGCCCGCCATGTCAATAGGCTTCCAAGGCTTATCTGCCGAGTCGCTACCTTCATTTGGCGCAACGCCCGTAATCTGCAAATCAAGTATATCACCAAAAACGAAAGATTGAGCGGGGGCCGTGAGAGTAGATGTCAACTCGCTTATTATGGAGCCGTCCTCAACGTTTAAAATAATATCAGATTTAGTCATTATACAAAGAGGGCGCTTTCATCTTTAGATTGACCAACGGGAAAGCTAGCTTTTTATCCCGTCCTCTTCCACGTAGATCTTTTGATCTTTGTCAACTCTCAACCATAGGAACTTTGAGAACCCAGAAACTTTAACCCCAATGAATACCCTGAAGCCTCCAAGACTTACGGGGACTTGGTCGTCCTCTCCCTTGACTATGCTGAAAGTGTTTTCCTGCTCATCAATAAGAATGTCACCGGTGATGCTTCCCGCTTCATCCTTGTAATACTTTATGAGTATTGAATCATCGGGTTGAGAGGGGTCATCCTTCAAACAAATCAAAACATTTTCAATGTCTGAATATTCTTTTGAATATGGTGAAAGTGGATTTGAATCGAATTTAACTGGAACTATGCACGGCTCGCTTGGGTATATTGTTATTGACATTTGCTTGATCCTTCTAGGCTTGCTTTTACACTTATCACCCCATTTAAACTTGTGTCTTTCTTGATCTCGCCCTTTATTTCCTCGCGAGTGCTAACGGCACCCATAAGAATTTTATTTGCCCGAATGGTGCCGGCTAGCACGAGGAACGCTTGAAGCCTTCCAGACAACGCGCCGCGCGTGATGTAGGTATCGGCTCCACCTTCAGCCGCGGAACATAAGTGTTGCGAAAGGCTGCCACACCCGTCGATGGTGGATAAAGAAAGTATTTTCTGAGCAAACGTCATGGGCAAATCTCGGCATTTAAAACGCCGTCAATTATGGATTGGATGTCACTTTGTGAGATGGAGCCGGATACCCCTTGCGCGTTGACGGCTCCAAATGTTTTTAGACTTGCGCTGTGGTTGGGGTTGGGTAGCACGTCAACTCCATCGTCAGAAAACAAGTTTCCTGTTATCGTGCTTATGTGATCCCAGTCACCGCTCTGGAGCTTCCAACCATTTACTAGGATAATGGTTTTGCCTGTAAATATGCCGGTTTCTCCAATAGGTGTGCCGCCCTGAACACTGATTGCAGGTTCAAACTGTGAGTTGTCCACAACCCATCTTTTCCACGCGCTGTAAATGTCTCTCTCTGCATCCCATGTGAGATTTCCAGAACCTATGTTTGGCTCCTTTATTATTTTGGTGGCTCCACTTATATCCCAATCACTCATTGTTAGTCGTTCTGGTATTGCCTATCGAAAACTTGCTGGATCGGAATGGCGGTGTCTGTTGTTGTGTCGATGCCCTTTATTTTAATGGCCAAATACTCCAAGTTTATAACCACCAGATCTATTGCGGATACTCCTAATGTGGTGGTGTATGTACCAGATGTAGATTCCACTCCGGCAATCTCGGTTGTCGTCCCTGCTATATAGATCCGAACTTCTGAATTTTGCTGCAATCCCGTTGCGGCGAATGAAGTGGATGTGGAGATGGTTACATTTGACGGGTTGTTGTTGGTGCTGATTACTGTGTTTATTGAGTTTATAATAACTCCAGAAACCGAACTTGTGACTTGACCAATAAAACAGCCGTTAAGATTGTAAGTCCCTGCTGTATCAAATATCAATTCACCCGCTGTTACTCCCACAAAGTTAGTTACTGTGTCACCGATTAAATTAACGGAGCCAGAAACATTGATGTTGTTTATGTTTGCGCTATTACAAATCACACTAGCCCCGCTTGCTAGGTTAAAATTTCCGCTGGCTGTCACGCTAGTTCCCAAGGTGAAATCACCCATTCCTACAAAGTTTCCCGCAAGTTCGCAGGTCGAACTATTGCTGACATCAAAATCCCAAGGTGACGCAGTGCCCCAAGAGTAAGAGCCTGTTAAGGTGACTAAATCTGCTGAGTTGTCGCGCGTGTCTAGGTAGACGCGCATTGAGTTATCTGTGAGCCTAAAGTTCTCTTGCCCCTGCGAGTTGTCTGAGGGGCTTACTATTGTTGCCCCGTTGTCATTAAAATTAGTCGCGCTCGATCCGTCACCGATAGAAAAAGGAACGGGCAGGAATATTGCAGAACCAGATTTAGAGCACCAGAAACCTATCTTATCGGTATAATCACTGCCTAGCACCACCGCTACTGCATCATCAAAATTTGAGTTGCTTGTAAACGTGGGTAGATTTGGCTCGCCTTTTCCTGTATCAAGTAAAAAAACTCGCTGGAAATAGGAGACGCTGGAATTTCCTCCGGCAAGGTTAGTTTTAAATGTCCCGTAGCCCCAGCCTGTAACGCTTGAGTTGTCGTAAGAGCCGCCGCCGCTGTCGTTGCTTGCGCTTGATAGATCAAGGCAAATAGTAACCGGACCCGCCTGCGAGGATGCGAAGGGCGTATCGTTGCCCCCTATCACAAACTCCCGATAGTCACTGCCACCGCTGCCACTTGTTAATCTAGCAACAACACCACGCTGCGCCTTTGTGCCTACTTGTATTCTGTTGGGTGCGTTAAATTGAACGCTTGTTAGCATCACTTTGGTGTTTGATGAAGCGTCAAAATTGGTTGTGCTATTTTGGCTATCAAGCCCGAAATAGATACCCTCATTACCTCCAGAATTAGTGAGCTGCGGAGCGCTAAAAGTAATTGGCAAATTTCCGCCTGTTTTGTTTCCAGTCTGAAAC